TTCCATGTTTGACAAGCCCATTTTAGCTTCTGTGCGTAGATCTTCAAAGTATTTTACACCAAAGAAACGAACAACATCAGCAGGTACGACATACTCACCCTCAGAGAGTTGTGCTGGGATATCATCCCGTACTTCTTCTGCCATAGAACCTGGGGGAATATCATTACCTGACACTGGGTCACGGGTCATGCCATCGTCGCTAAGCCCACCTACTGCAAACATTTCCATTTGTCTATTCATGTCGTCTACTACGCCTCCTTGGGCAAATCCAAACTTCTCTAGTATACTACTAAGGAAACTTTCCTTTTTAATTTCTCTAGGTTTTCCGTGGGGTTTTTCTACATAAAATCCAATCTCTTTTAATTTTTTATTGGATAAGTCTTAACTTCAGCCATTAACTTTATCCCTCAAGAATTTAAACTTGTTTAGGCAGGCTGCATGGCCTTGCAAACGAAATAAATCCTCAGCATTAGGGGATTGTTCCATTTGTCTATGTACTTCGTGTAGACGTTCTTGTAGCTCTTCGAGAAAAGATTCCCAAAGAGCCTTATCATTTACCATAGGTTTAAGATTGTGCATTATTGAACTGGACCTGTATTAGCTGAGAAGCCTTGCTCACCTGGAGTTGGGGCTGTACCTGTACCTATCTGACCTCCACCGCTTCCGGTGGTGTCTTGTACTTGTACCCCTGCTGGAGCACCCTGTGGGCCTCCTTGAGGTGCTGGTGCACCTGGAGGTGGTGCTGGTGGTGGATTAGCTTCTTGGAACTTCTTGAGTATCTCTGCTTGTACAGCAGCATCACCTAGAGAGTTTGCAACTTTGTCAGGATCAAGGTCCATGCTCTTTGCAATCTCACGAACAATATAATCCATTTTTGCAAAAGGTGCAAGGGCTGGATTACTGACGACACCAAGAAACTGCATGAGTCTCTGACTACGTACTTCGTTAGCCATCAGGCTTTCGGTACCTTGGGCTTTAACTTCCAAGTCACCTTTGATCTCTGGGTCGAAGTCAAACTGCATATTAAAACTAAAGAAAGCTTTACCCAGTGGACCTAGTAGATAGTCATCTACGTTCTTAACTACAGTCCTGATGCTACCATTAGCAGCTGACATAAGCATTGAGATACCTGATGCAGTTCTACCTACTCCAGATACACCTGTCTGTCCGTGAGAGAATGATGCTAAACCTGTAGACTCATCAGAGAGTTGACGTGCTTTGTCAAACATCTGCATGTTCTCATTAGATACGTTGGGGAACTTAGTTCCAAAGATGCTCTGACCAGGGGCACCCCCTTGACGCCTAAAGACTTTTCCAGGGTACACAGATAGGTCTTGTCCAGGTACTAGGTTAGTCTCGTCAATCTCAATAAGAAGATTACCTGACAGTGCAGCATTGTCTACACTCATACGCATGAACCCATTCATAAGGGTCTGTGTATCGTCCATGTTCTCAGCAATACCTACACCAAAGAAGCTGTAAGGATTAACCTCAAAGGGTACTGCGTAGTAAGGTAGGTATGAAGGAGTGAACGGATTCATTACAAGACGAAGTACTTGTCCATTACAAATCCAGATATTGACGCTTACTTCTTCTGCATTCTCCAACTCTTTAGGGATATCAATATCGTGATCTTCTAACATAGAGGTATCTACATACCCCCAAAACTCTAGGACTTGATATCGTTCTGATTTAGTTTCCTGACCTGCATCCTCCATGACTTGTTCCCACCACTCTTTAGTGTAGGACTCACCCATGTCAATAGCAGCATCTACAGCATTCTCACGGAAGAAAGGTCTACGCTTCAAAGCACGTAGCTGGCTGCGAGACATCTTGTGACGTTCAATTACATAGGAAGCTTCTTCCATATTAGAAGCATCAGGGTCAGGGTACAAGTTCCAGATAGAAACACTAGAGGTTTGTGGCACAGTTTTAATGGTTGGATTGTAGTCACCGTTTTCATCCCAGTTCGGATACTCTTTATCAAGAGCAAATGGACCTTTCATAATACCAGTACCAAAAAGTGCGCATTCAAAAGCAGCTGTACGTAGTTGCTTATTGGCGTTAGACTCTTCTAGCTGGTCATGTATTTTCTTTTCCATCTTCTTAGCTGCAACCATTGCAGGGTGAGAGGTAATGGCTGTAGGTGTAGTACCTGGACCTTCTTTAAGTTTATCTTCTACAGGAGAAAGCTTCTCCTGCATTCCGCCAACTCTCTCTTTAAAGTCTACAAGCGTTTCACCTGGCATAAGCTTTTGAAGCTCATCAGTACCAGCTTGCTTACTCATCTGGTCAACCTGTGGGTTACTATCAAAGTAGACAGATTCAGACACACCCTCTGGAAGAGTTGTAGGATCAATAGTAATAGGGAATTTGTTACCACCAAACAAAACGTCAGTGATCTGTCCGTAAGCCGCAAGTACTTTAGTCTTTGTAACTTTAACAAAGATCTTAGACTTTTCAGTACTAGTAAACTGTACATCTGGACCGTAGATACCACGATAGTTTCTGTATGCTTTAATCCAGCGTTGCTCATCAGAGTGACGTGCAGTGTCAGCTTTAGAGAACTTCTGTTCAACGAATCCTACAATGTTACCAACAGTCGGGTCATTGTAATCCTCTGGATCACCACGGTCTTCAATATGAGAAGACTCTATGTCATCCATGTACATTTCGTCGCTAGTAAAGTTGTTGTCTTCTTCTGCCATGATTTTTCCTTAGTAACCGAAATTAGGATCACTTGCTTGGAACCCCGTGTTTGAAGCTGGGTTATAATCAAATAAACTACTTCTTGGTCTTGTCATTACACCGTAACGTAGTGCGTCATAAAGGTGATCTTCTGCGTGAGTGTCTACATCTTCAGGGTTGTTTTTATCTAATGGTATAGATGGGAGTTGTGAGATTAGATTTCTGCAACTATTAAAGATAACTAGTCTAGGTTCCTCTGTAAACTCGTCCACCTGCAGTCGTCTGTGTATCTCGTTTTTACCTGATACTCTAGAACCTTTAGATCTATCTGCAGGTCTCCATCGGCACCCTTTAACAATCATTTGCTCTGCTAGAGAAGGACCGGTATCACCACGTTTGTGCCACAAGGAACTATCGAGTACACCATAACGTATCTTCTCTTCAGACTCAACCTCTAATATCATATCTGCAAGGTCTGTAGCTAAAACCTTCTGGACATACATCTCACGATAAACAATTAGTTGCTCATCTGGTGCGACTGCAATCCAGACTATGCCACTGTAAGATCCGTAACCATAATCTGCGGCTCTAAATCTTGCCCAGCTGTGTGGTATTTCAAAGGGTTCAATGACATGAATTGATCTATTAAACTCTGGGAAAGCTGCGCCTTCGTTGACATCCCAATCCCCTTCAAGCAACTGTCTTCTCTGATGCTCTGGGAGTGATAGTAGGTTAGCTTCGTACATACCATCATCTGCAAGATAGGGATTATCAAACAGAGTGGCAGGGATAAACCTTCTCTTAAATAAAGGTTGGCCTTCTCTTGAGTGGCCTTTAGGCCAAGCAATAGTTTCACCAGTTTCAGTATCAGTAGCCCAGAAAGGTTTCCTAGGAGTACCAGGATCAATAAAAGTCTTCTTAACCCACTGATGGCCTGGACCTCCAGGGTTAGTAGTAGCCCTCATGTAGAGAGGCAGTCCACTGGTCGAGGTAGAACGTAAGCGTGACCTCATGTAGTTCCAGGGATAAGGTGAAGCCCACTGAGTAAGCTCATCAAAACCAATCCAGTTAAAAGCCTGCCCTTGGTACCTCATGACATCATCGTCACGGTCAAGGTAAGACATCCAGAGAGTAGCACCACTAGGAGCTACCCAAGTCTTATCTCTTTCCATAAACTTAATACCTGGGATAGCCCGTGGGTATAGTTGTTTAGATACTGAGATAAGCTCCCTTAGTTCCTCTGTACTACGACGAACTAAAAGCATCTGGGCGTTAGGGTTATTCAAGTAGCGAACTGGGTCAGCTACCATTGCGTAGGACTTACCGCCCCCAGCAGATCCTCCATAAAGTACCTCCTGCTCAGTAGATGCGAGGAAGTCTGTCTGTGGGCCTGGGTTAGGCTCAAAGAGTATTTCTCGTTGAGCTTGTATTACATCAATCGGTGCAGGCTTAACCTGAGCTGGAACTTTCTCCGACTGGCTGTCTTTTACCAAGTCGGTTGCTTTCAAGCTTTTCCGCTTTTTCTGCTGCTTCTTTATATTTTTCGGCGTAGAAGCGTTGGATTGAAGTTGCTGCCTTACGTTTTTGCTCAATCTTAACCCTCTTAAACAAACCTACATGGGAGATATATCTACCAGAAGTTTCACTTAACCATGCAGATACCTCACGGTAACTATACTGACCTAAGTGCTTCTTAGCTTGTTCAAAAAGCTCTAGTTCTTCTGGGATTGGTAATAGTATATCAGCATCACTAGGGTCTTGTCCATAGCCAAATGGAAGAAATCTTCCTACTCTTACTAACGGTACCCATTCCCATTCACCCCCAACCTTTTCAGGTTTAGGTAACTTCCAAGTTTTAGTTTTCATTTTCTTTCGGAGGCAGGATAAACAAAGGACTTTCTGATCTTACTTCAATCTTGTCAGTCTTAACAAAACCAGCACGATCCATAAAGTCTTTTGCAGCTGCCATCTTCTCTTTGTTGCCCAAGTCGGTGGGGGATCTCATTACCTGCATCATAGCCCAAGCTGCTGCTGGTCCACGAGTTGCGATGAAGTCTTTAGTTTTCTCAGCTACTTCTTCTTTTAAAGCAGACATGAGGGTAGTAGAAGACGTGCCTTCGGCATACCCTGCAAGCTTAAGAGCTTTAACAGGGTTGCCTTCGGCTTCTTCAAACAATGCATCCAAGAATGCTTGTTGTTTTTCAGTGAGGTTGCGGCCCATATATTTTCTGCCTTATTTCAGTACGTGTAATACCTATGTCACGCAAGTCTTTTGCTGACATATTGTTTAGTATCCAGTAGTCTGCTCTGCGTTGCATACGTTCAACATGACGATCCCATACACGGTTAGCGAAACCTTTAATACTTTTTATCATTCTTCTATCCTAATTTGAGTAAACCCTTACTTGGGCTAGGATAGTTTTACATAAATAGTTATAACACACCAATGCTAATAATGCAACCCCGTTATTACCCTACTGGGACAAAGGTCTCTGTAACAGTGATAGTAGTGTCGATGTGACCTGATCCAGACGGTGTAACCTTTATTTTATCTCCAGCTTGTAGTACAAGGTCAATATCACTAAGGGTTACATGTACATTTGTAGCAAGACTTTTATCAGATAGGAATAGAGAAGTATAATCATCAGCAGCAACATACCAAGCTAGAACAACAGTCCTAGTACTATTACCCCCATTCACAATGTGAATAAAAGTAACCTCTGCTACACAGTTAGGTGGGCAAGTGTACACATCCTCAGTTGTAGTGCCTTCGTTGTGGCCGTACACTGATCTTATACGAGATGGTTTGCCTTGGGTAAATTGCGTCATTATTTATCTTTCTACGGCTGGCGCATATTTAAAGGTCTTTGAACAACCTTCATTTTTTTACTTACTGGGTAGGCAGTCATTGGAAGACGTAATTTTTTACGTTCATCTTTACTCATTGCATCCCATTCCTTAAAGGTATAACTTTTAAGTTTTGTTAAGTCACTCTTTTTAAGAGCACTTACATAAGTTTTTTTGCCAGCTAGGCCTAGTGGATCAGGGCCACCTGGTTTTCTCTTTCTTACTCTTGTACCAAAACTTTTACCTCTATTACTTGAAGCGGTAGTTGTCATATTATTTTTTGACCTACGCTTTTTAACTTCAGCTTTTCCATCCCCACGACCGCTTGCAGTCGAAGGGTCATCTAATTCTTTTACGGTGACTGGCTCTGGTTTATAGCCTTTTACATCACTGGGTGGTCTCTTCTTGGGACGTAGGGACTTGCTTACAACTGTACTGGACGCTGGTTTTTTCCATTCGTTAGCCCACTGTGTAAGACTTTTACCAGACTTCTTAAGTTCTTCTGCAGTCACAGCAAGTTTCTTAGTACCCTTTTTATCATAAAAGAATTTAGAGCCTGCTTTCTTTGCAGCACCTACAGTACGAGGTTTACCCTCTAATTCTTTATCAGCCATTATTTTTTCCTCTGGATTTTTTAATCTTCTTAACTGCTTTAGTAGTCCAGGCCTCATTCTCAGGTGTACTTGGGTCATCTTTTACGTAATGACCTTTATCAGTACGTGCTCTTACTTTTTTTGAAGATGTACGGAGTATTTCAGCAATCTTTTCAATCGGGACTTCTTCAGAAAGAATCTCAGATACTTTAGAGTCTACACACCAGTAAGAACCATAGGGGTCAAATGCAGCAAGCACATCACCCATACGAGTTGTTACATTTTCTGCAGTGACAGTGTAGCCATGTTCTTCTAGTTTAGTTTTGTAATCTAGGAAGTTCATTTCTTTTTACCTTGAGTTGCTTTCATAGATGCACCGCAATTAGCTTTGACCATTCCACCATCTGTATAACCAGACTTCATAGGCTTCTTAGTCATACCGCCACTCATGTAGCCAGTCTTTTTCTTAGCCATGCCACCGTACATATACCCTGATTTCATATCCGAGTTCTTCATCATGCTACCATCTGGCATCTTGTGCATACCTTTTTTCATAGTAAGTCCACCTTCTGCTGCTCTAAATTTTGAAGTTTTCTTTGCAATTTCTTTTGGTTGTTTAACAAACTGTTTACCCGCAGCTGTACCCTTACGCTTAGCTTTAGTCGTAGCTGCATACTCAGCTGACGACAAGGACTCTCTAGCCTTCTTAGGCAGGTACCTCTCGCCAGTCTTACCACTAGGCTTACCACTCTTAGTGCCCCAGTCTTCTTTAGTCCAGTCTTTAAGACTTTTTTGACTTTTTGATATTGCCATCAGACTTAGCCTTTGCGGTTTTACTTAAATCTTTATAGTGAAATAGTTTTACACTGGTCTTACTGTGAAGTTTCCCTGTGTGTAAAGATCCGTCAGGCATCTTGTGAGTGCCGCTTTTATGCTCAGTGCCATCTTTTTTATAATGCTTTACGCCCTTCATGACCTATACCCCACCTTTAACTAAAGTTATACTAGCAGCAGTCACATTTTGGACTACACTTGCGATTAAACAAAGCACATAATAATCTTTTTAAATACCGTATCATTTGTATCCACCACCTTTTGCTTTATATTTTTTAGCTACCATCTGAGCTTTACGTGCAGACCACTGCCCAGGTTTACCACCTGAAGAGCCAGCCTTTACAGAAGCTACAACCTTCTTACGCATACCAGGTTTAGTGTAGTTACCCGCTGCATTTACTGTAGACTTACTCTTAGCCATTATACAGATTCTCCATTATACTTTAACTCAGCACAGTTAGGCTTTATAATTGCCTGACTGTACTTAGCTTTAATCTTACGTGCTTCACTTATAACGTCTGCTTCACATTCCTCTAACGTACTGAATACGTGAGGACTAGTAACAATGTTACAATGCTCAGCTAAAGCACTCATACAAACTAGTATTACACCAAGAGCCTCAGTCATTACCACTTAACCTTGTCAGCCCAGTAAGCTGCTGAGAGCTTACCCTTTTTAATATTCTTACCATGTCTAGCCTTAAAACTCTTACGCTTAGCCTTCATGCGGTCAGATTCACCCGCTTTGGGTTTACCTGCTGTTGAGGCTCCTTGTTCACCGAAGCGGATGAGCTTAATGGTCTCACCTTCTTTGGCAAGTACAACGTGGGACTTCGTAGGATGTTTGGGGGTACGCTTTGGTTTGTTGTAACCCTCAAACTTTTCACCCCTGTACTCAATAGCCATTACCACTTCCCTTGATGTTTGCCTAGGTAGTACATTGCAGTTCCTACACCCAGTGCGGCTACAAGAAAGATTACAGTTCCAAGTACACCATTAATAGCATTGTCTATGAACTCTTGTTTCTTGTAAGCTTCTTCCTTACGTATCCGTCTCATCTCACCTTCAATTGCTAACACTTCTTCCCAAGCGGAGGGACCGTATGTCCAAGAGATGTGATCCTTAATCTCTTTTCTCATCTGCTGCATCTTTTTCTTTTGTGCAAAGATCTCAATAGCATTAGAAGAGTTATCACTCATCATCTTATAGAAGGGTGGGTTCTTAGCTTTGTCTTCTGCGTAACTAAAATCGCTGAAGGCAGAACCCCACTTAGCTAATGTCCCACTCATTTCCTGTATGTCTTTACCTGCATTGATACCTTGTTTTAAGATATTGAATGCACTGGTTGCTAAACCTACAGCAGTTATGGGATCAATCATTAGTCTACATTAGTTCGAAGTGTGGTCCGTCGATGAAGGGTCTACGCCCTTGGCTTCTACGTAAGTCTACGTATGCCATCATTGCATCTTCAGCTGTGCCAGGGTAAGTACGAATATCTCCTTCAGACCAAGCAGCACCCCACTTGATAGCTATACTAAGTTCCTTAGCAGCTTCTTTCATTGCATCACACAAGTCGTCATAGACGTTGAGTTCCCAGCAGCCTTTACCATCTACATAGGCCATCAAATCCACTGCTCTGCCTACTAGGTGCTTAGACTTCATAGTCTGAGACTTACCTGCCGCTACAAGTTTCTCTTGCTCTTCTTCTGTACGCATACCATAGATAACTCCGAAGTCTATCTTTGTAAGTTCTATGGCACGTTTAACTACAGCTACAAGAGTTTCATCTACACCACGCATTTTGTTAAGACTACGTTGGGATAAGTTAAAGCTCATTGTTGTTTCTTTCTAGCTTTAGGACGTATAGTTATGTTTTTAAACATACCTGTTTTACGCATGTCATTATGATCTGCAGGAGAAGGCTCACGCATTTCAGCACTGGGACTTAGATCTCTATTTCTTGTCAGAGCATTTGTTGTGCTCATTGAGTCTACATTTAAAGATGCTGGTCTTGACTTAGGTCTCATGTTATTTTTTCCCTGTAAAGAATTTAGATACTGATCTCATACCGATGCTAGCACTTACAATACCACCTAAGGAATACTGATACCATGTCGGCATAACTTCTAATGCAGTGAAACCAGCTTGTACTATCTCATTACCCCAGTCTCCACAGAATGCGAGGATAAGTGGGATACTAAAAAGTAAAGTAATCCATTCATCCTTCCAGCTATTCTGAGTGCTGTTCATTGCAGCTATGTCCCAGTCAAGCTCACCTGTAGCTTGCTTAACCCTGATCTCTGCATTAGCTTTCTGTACTGCTACCTTACCATCTAGGTAAGACGAAGCTAGTCCACCTACTGCACCTATGAGTTGTCCGATCATCTGCTATCAACTCCTTGCGGTTTCTTTTCGACTGCCTTCTTAGCTAAGTTGGTAACACCCATAAAGACAGATACCACCCCAGCAACAGACACAAAATAAATACTGGCCATGCTGCCAATAATGGAAGAAGCCTCTCCCAAGCCAAGCGCACTTGTGAGGACCACAGCAAAAGGATAAAGTAACATTCCCCATAGAGCGAACCAAGCCATCTTCCTAGTTTGGTCCCTGTGGGCATCGTCATCTTCTATCCGCCTGCGTTTATCATCTAATAGTAATTCGTCCCATTCAGGCTTCTTAATAGCACCATCACCATTCTTATCAGCTTCTTCGAAGGAAGTCATTCGTATTCTCTCTTACGTCCAGGGTCAAGTACGTCTTTACGTTCAAGCATACCTTCCAAGTACATAGCTCTCTCAACGTGATCTAATGTATATTTGGTTCCAGTGTCTTGGTGAATCTTTTCTCTTACGTAAAATACATCCGATCTCGGTATGTGTACTCTGCGCATCCTTGCTTCATCTTTACCAGCTAGAGCTAGGTAGAATTCCTCCAGTACGGAGTCTGAAGCAAACATTTTTGGTTTTGACATTACTAGTTATACCTTTAAATCTTTTGAGGTCAAGTCTTTTTAGACCTACGACAAAAAAATTGTACATCTAAAAGGGGTACTTTAAGTATTACTTTAAGTATTACTTTAAGTATTACTTTAAGTATGTATTAATTATATTATATAAAAATAATAAATACTAGAGGTAATACTTTAAGTACACTCAGAGTCACTTAAAGTATATACTATAAGTATTATATAGTACTCTGAGCGCCGATGTCAAGTAGCAGCTAAAAATAAATATTAATAATTATAATTTTATCGACCTACTCACAGCTGTGTCTGTCGTATCACTCATAACACCCCCGATTCACCCCTGGTATGCTCTGAGAGCCACAGAGAGGCCCTCTGAGTGGGGGTAAATAGTTTTAATAAGCCGACATACCCTGAGTGTACTACCGTGATTCTACAGATCTAATATTATTATA